AACATATATTACATAACACTAAAATTATTTATTAAATTACGTTATATGATTTTGATTAATCAAGTTTTTTTCAAGTTATGAGTACACACGGAGGTAAAAGAGTAGGTTCTGGTAGAAAGCCTAAAATAGAAGAAACCAAGCTAATAGAGAAGTTAGATAATATTATAAACAATGAAGATGTTATTAAGAAGCTAGGGGAGCTAATAATGAAAGGAGACGGTAGAGCTTTAAATCTATACTTTGGTTATCGTTATGGTAAGCCTAAAGAATCAGTAGATATAAATTCAAGCGAAGGTTTTAATATAAATTTCAAAGACCTTATCAAGTTTAAATGATAGCAATAAATAAGAAGTATAGTCCTATTTCAAATGAGGATTCTAGATACTTCATTATTACAGGTGGTAGAGGATCAGGAAAATCTTTTAGCATAAATGTTTTATTGGTATTATTAACATACGAAAAAGGACATACTATTTTATTTACTAGATATACTTTAGCTTCAGCATATATATCTATTATTCCAGAATTTATAGACAAGCTAGAATTACTAGACATATTTGACGACTTTTATATAACAAAAGACGAAATCAAAAATAAGCGTTCTGGGAGCAAAATAATATTTAAGGGTATTAAGACGTCAAGTGGAGATCAAACAGCAAATCTAAAGTCCTTACAAGGCGTTACAACCTTTGTTTTAGATGAAGCAGAAGAATTAACAAATGAAGATACATTTGACAAAATAGATTTAAGCGTTAGACAGATAGGAGCTACTAATAGAGTTATTCTTATATTAAATCCTGCATCAAAAGAACATTGGATATATAGAAGATACTTTGAAGATAAAGGAATACAAACAGGCTCTAATTTAACTAAGGATAATATTACATATATACATACTACCTATTTAGACAATAAAGAAAACTTATCTGAAAGCTATTTAGCACAAATAGAAAATATTAGGAAAAGACGACCAGAAAAATATAAACATCAAATGCTTGGAGGATGGTTAGAAAAAGCTGAAGGCGTTATATTTACTAACTGGGATATTGGAGAATTTAAAGAGATAGGCGTTAGTGTATTTGGACAAGATTACGGCTTCGCTTCTGATCCTAGTTGTTTAATACAAACAAGCATAGACCAAACAAATAAAAAGATATATTTAAAAGAATGTTTTTACCAGCCTAGACTAACTACCAGTCAGCTTATAAAACTCAATAAAGATTTTGCTGGAGAGTATTTAATTATAGCCGATTCAGCAGAACCTAGACTTATCTCTGAGATGAAACCTCATTGTAATATAATGCCAAGTATAAAAGGTCAAGGAAGCGTTACGTATGGAATTAGTTTGATGCAAGACTTTGATTTAGTTATTGATCCTAAAAGTATTAATCTTATTAAAGAGTTAAATAACTATTCTTGGTTAGAAAGAAAATCAAATACTCCAATAGATAAATTCAATCATTTACTAGATGCTGCTAGATACAGTATTTCATATCAGCTCCAAAATCCCTCTAGAGGTACATATTACGTATCTTAAACAATAGTTATCAAATTATTTGTTAATATCATTATAATTGTTTTACTTTGTTATGTCATAAGACACAGAACTAAAATTACTAAAATGAAATATTTAGATAAACTTAAAGAGAGCATCTTACTACAATCGGAAATTTTAGATTTAAAGGCTTCTACCTCAGATAAGGCCACTGGAGTTGTAATTGAGCCAAGATATCGTCAATGACTTCATATTGTTTGCTTAGGTGTTTCAAGTAGCTCATCGTAAGAGGT